ATTGGATAAACCCAGAATGGGACGCCCTCCAAAGGACAAGCATGGCACAGAACGAGTTAATGTCGATAATCCAATCAGAGATTGATGATGCAATTGGATTTATTGAAAGCGAAACTGTTGAGCAGCGCAAACAGGCTCTGGAGGCTTATCTACGACAGCCATATGGTAATGAAGTTGAGGGTAAGTCTCAAATCGTTACTGGAGAAGTGGCAGAAGCAATAGATGGTGCGCTACCTAGCTTAGTTCGTATCTTTACAGGCTCAGACAATATCGTAGTCTTTGAGCCACAAGGCCCGAAAGATGAAGCCTCTGCAAAACAGGCCACAGACTACTGTAATTGGGTTTTCAATCGTGATAATGCTGGTGTATCCATTCTGCATGATTGGTTCAAAGATGCCTTGATGCAAAAGAACGGCATTGTTAAAGCATATTGGGAAGACAAAGAAGACATTACCAAAGAGCGTTACTTTGACTTGTCTGATGACGAGTTAGCAATGCTGATGAGTGATGAAACTATGGAGATTGTCGAGCAAGATACGACACAGTTTCCAATATTTGACCCAATGGGACAGCCAGTTATAGACCCGATGGGTATGCCTGTAATGGCTTCTACTCATAACGTAGTTGTTCAGCAAAAGAAAAAGTCAGGCAAAGTAACGATTGAGAACGTACCCCCAGAGGAGTTCTTGATTAGCAAGAAGGCTAGAACTATTGCTGATTCACCATTCGTAGCCCATCGTCAGATGTTAACTCGTAGTGATTTGTATGCTATGGGTTTTAATAAAAAGCAAGTTGAAGGCTTGCAGATGGGTGATGCTTTGGCATACACACCAGAGCGTGTGGCTCGTTACGCAGCAGGTGAGCAACCTTACCAAACACAGACAGATGACCCCTCAATGCAAGAGATTGAAGTCTTTGAGTGTTATGTCAAAACTGATATAGATGGCAAGGGCATTGCGACATTGGTTCAAGTGTTCTACGCTTCTAATGAAATCTTAGAGGATGCCAAGGGTAAGGAGATGGTTGAGGAAGTGGACTATGTTCCTTTCCACTCAATCTGTCCTATTCCTATTCCGCACAAGTTCTTTGGTAACTCGTTGGCTGACAGAACAGTTGACCTACAGTTAATCAAAACCACTATCACTCGTCAGATGTTGGATAACTTATATCTGACAAACAATGCACGAGTTGTAGCTATCGAAGGTCAAGTAAACCTTGATGACTTGCTGACTTCTACAGCAGGTGGTGTTATTCGTGCCAAGTCACAATGCTGTTCAACAGTTAGTTGTGCAGAACGTGGCTTCTCAGGCTTTCCCAATGCTTCAGTATCTGGACACAATTCAGTCCAAGCGTACAGGCGTGTCTGATGCCTCACAAGGGTTAGACCCCTCTGTCTTACAGAATGTTACGGCAGCAGCAGTAGCTTCTATGCAACAAGCTGGCGCAGGTAAGATTGAACTAATGGCTCGAATCTTTGCTGAGACAGGCGTTAAGTCTTTGTTCAAGGGCATACTACATTTGTTATGTAAGTACCAAGACAAAGCTCGTTTAGTGCGTATGCGTGGAGAGTTTGTAGAGTTTGACCCTAGAACATGGGCTAACCAATACGATGTTTCTATCAACGTAGGTTTAGGCGCAGGAAATCGTCAAGAGCAGATGGCTATGCTATCTTTGGTTTTGGCTAAACAAGAGCAATTGATGGGGCAGTTTGGCCCAGCTAATCCTTACGTTTCACCTGCTCAGTATCGTGGCACATTGGGACGCATGGTAGAGATTGCTGGCTTTAAGGATAGTGCTGAGTTCTACAAAGCCATTACGCCAGAGCAAGACCAAGCGTTGAGTAATCCCCCTCCACAACAACAGCAGATGCCTCCAGAAGTACAAGCATTGATGGCTAGGACTCAGGCTGAGATACAGGCAGCACAAGCTAAAGCACAAGCTGATATGCAGATGCAACAACAGCAGATGCAGATTGACATGGAGATGGCGCAACAGAAGGCTGGACTTGAGATGCAATTGTTGCGTGAGAAGGAAGGTGCTAAGTTGCAACTAGAGCGTGAGAAACAACAGGCTTACTTTGCATTAAAGCAACAAGAGTTTGAAGCAGAAGCACAATTGAAAGCAATGAAGATTGGTGCTGGTATTACATCTAACGTAGAGATTAGGGGTTAATCATGGCATCAGAAGCACTAAATTATGCTTTAAACAGCGGCATTAGCCAAGAGCAATACTATCAAAACATCTTTGATTATGTAAATGAAAATCGTGGTTCAAACGATGTTCAGTTACGAGCAGAGATGGATAAGCTTGGGGTGAGTGCTGCTGATGTAGCGGCTGCTACTGGTGTTCCTTTGGCTGGTGTTGAGACTCGGTATAACGTAGCTGACCAAGGCACAGGTGGCTATGTTGCGCCTGTTGATATTCCTGCATCTGTTGGTTTGACTTATGGTCTAAACAACAACATGACCCAAACGCAGATTGACCAAAACATCTTTGATTATGTAAATGAAAATCGTGGTTTAAATGACGTTCAGTTAGCTGCTGAGATGGACAGATTGGGGATTAGCCCTAATGACGTTGCTCGTGCTACTGGTGTAAGTTATGAAGGTGTGGCAGGACGCTATAACGCTGCTAAAACTGGTAATGTTGGCGGTGCTAACAATACGGCAATCACAGACATTTTTAATCAGTATGTAACTCCTACTGGAATTGGAACAGTTACTGGCGGTACTGGTACTGGTACAGTAGTTGGCGCAGGAACTAAAACTGGCACAGGGGTTGTAACATTCAACCCAGCAACTATCGCCCAACAAAATATAACTGCTGGTCAAATGCGTGAGTTGTTTCCATCATTTGCAGAATCTAAGCGTTTGGCTGGTGAAATGGTTGCAGGTAGGCCAACAACACAAAGCATTGTTGACATGATTCAAGGTGGAAACATAAGCCCTACATACAGACCGCCTCCAGTTAATACTATGCCAACTGGATTGATGGACGCATGGACTGCTGCCGAAGCATCTGGTAACTATGGTGATGTTGCAAATATGCTTAGAGGTGTATCTGCTAATGACTTGCGTAACTATGGTGCATCTGCTGCTGATATTGCTTACATTACATCTCGTCCAGAGATAGCAAGTTTATTTCCAACTGCTACACCTGCTGCCACACCATCCTTAAACAACGTGTTAAGCTTGATTTCTAAGTGAGATAAGAATGAACTATCAAGAATTGATTAGTTTAGTTGGCGGAAGGAATCCTCAGAGTGCTACTTATGAGGACATTGTTTCTGGTATCCAGAGCCAGTATCGTCCACAGACTCAGTTTGCCCCTACAAGGTCATTACTTGATTCTATTGGTGCGTTAGTGCCAGACCAACCAAGAATTGCTTATGGCTCGTTGTTACAAGCTCAACCTAGAAAACTTCCTGAGCCTTTTGATATTACTAAATACACAACAAAGGCTGAAGGCAATACAGTTACAGATACTGGTCTTACTGGTGGTGATAGCGGTGGCGATGGTGGTAGCACTAGCGGTGGTACTACTGGAAGTGCTGGCTTTTCTATTAGCGATACTGGTCAAGCAGTAGCAAATACAGTAAATACTGCTATGGCTTCAGTTCTTGGAATGGTTACTGGCTTACCACTTGGAATGGTTGCATCGATAACAAATGCAGCAAATGCAGCCGCTACCGCAGCCGCCAATGCTGCCATATCTCAAGCAGACGCAGATAGCACAGCAACAACTGGCGCAACGGCAACTGCTGGTGCTACTGGTACTGGCGTAGCAGCCGCTACCGCAGCCGCCACAGCCGCAGCAACCGCTACGGCATCAGGTGCTTCTCCAGCCGCAGCCGCAGCCGCAGGTCAAGCAGCCGCAGATGCCTCAATTGGTGGTGCTTCAGCAGCCGCAGCAGCCGCAGCAGGGGAAGCCGCAGCCGCAGCAGCAGATGGTGGTGGGGTATCAGGCATTAGCCCAGATGGAATTGGTTTTGCTAAAGGTGGTTTAGTTACCATGAATAGATTGATGGGTGCAAACCCTATGGGTCAAGACGATGGATATGCCTCGTTGCAGTCTGGCGAGTATGTGATTAAAAAAGATGCGGTAAATAAGTATGGTGAGGATTTTCTTGGGTTGCTTAACTCTGGAAAACTTACAAAGAAACAAATTAAATCTCTTTTATGAACGACAAAGCAATCTTGGCTCAATGGGCTAAAAACTTACTAAATGATGACTTTTTCAAAGAAGTATTAAATAACTTGAAAAACGAACAGATTAGTGTAATAATTAACACAAGTGCAGAAGAATGTGATAGGCGTGAAGATGCTTATCGGCACATTAAATCTATTGAACTAATTACAGGACACCTAGAAGGTTTAGCCTCGGAAACTGTGATTAGAGAGAAGAAGTGGAAAATTCTGTAGCCTTTAGGCTACCCTCCGTCCAGAAGGTTTCTGGCGATTATTGAGATGACAAATGGAAAACACCAACCCTCAAGGGAGTGAAAGCCTAGATGTAAACCAAGCTGCTTCAGCGTTTGAAGGCATGATGGGTGAATCTGAGGAAGCCGAAAAAGGCCAAGCCGAAGGTCAACCAGAGTACCAACAAGAGACTGATGAAGTTGAGTATTCAGAGGAATCTGAAGAGCCAAAGCCTAGATATAAAGTCAAGGCATCTGGTGAGGAAGTCGAAGTAGAACTAGACGAACTTATCAAGGGTTATCAACAAGGTACGGATTACACTAAAAAGTCTCAGGCTCTAGCTGAACAACGTAAGGCAATTGAAGCTGAACGTGGTCATTTAGAGTATGTGAAACAAGAGCGACAGGCATACGCCCAGAAATTGCAGGCTTTGGATAGCTTCCTAAATCAGCAAAGTCAGGGTGTGAATTTAGATGTTCTAAGGGAAACAGACCCTATCGGTTATGCGGTAGCGGTAGCAGAACAGAGTCAGCGTGAGAA